TATCATCCTGATTGGGTTAATATTAAGCCTTCAGACAAACCGAAAAGAATACCCTCGTTCAAAAATGGTTCTAGATCAGAGACAAGAGAGATATACTGTATCAAACCATATAGAGCAGGGTTTTATTATTACTCACCTGTAGATTATCAAGGGTGTTTACAGTATTGTTCTTTAGAAGAAGAGGTATCAAATTATCATATTAACAATATAAAGAATGGACTACAACCTTCTTTATTACTTAATTTCAATAATGGTATACCAACTGATGAGATACAAGAACTTATTGAGAGAAAGATATATGATAAATTCAGTGGGTCTTCTAATGCAGGTAGATTTATATTGGCCTTTAATGAGAGTTCAGACAATCAAGCTAATATAGAGCCTATACACTTACCAGATGCTCACGCTCAATATGACTTCCTTGCAAAGGAAAGTAGAGAGAAGATTATGATTGGTCACGGTGTTGTATCNNAAGCAGATATTGACCCTATACATTTACCAGATGCTCACGCTCAGTATCAGTTCTTATCTGATGAGAGTAGAGAGAAGATAATGTTAGGTCACGGTATTGTATCTCCTATATTACTAGGGATAAAAGACAATACAGGATTTGGTAATAACGCAGAAGAGCTTAGAACTGCTTCTGTACTTATGGATAACATAGTTATTAGACCATTCCAAGAAGAAATTATAGAAGGTTTAGAAGATATGCTAAACTTTAACAAGATATACTTAAATCTTTACTTTATTACTCTACAACCAATAGAATTTACAGAGTTAGAGAATATTGCCACTAAGATTAAGAGAGAGGAAGAGACCGGAGAAAAGCTATCCAGTCAAAAGGAAGATGAATTATTAAACATAGAGGTTGAATCTGAAGAAGTAGAACCTAACGAGGAAGAATAATATGAAGGCATTATTTATAACATTAAAAGAGTTAAAGAGAAAGTCAATATTTGATGGTAATATTGATGCTGATAAGATAATTCAATTTATTGAGGTGGCCCAGGATACAGAGATACAAACTTATCTAGGAACTAAATTATATGAAAAACTACAGTCGGACATTATAGCAAATAGTTTAACAGGTAATTACAAAACATTAGTAGATGATTATATCAAACCAATGCTTATTTGGTACACTCAAGCAGCTTATATTCCTTATGCAGCGTATCAGAT